TTAGAATCTAACTTCACTTATTAATTTTCCGTCTTTGAATAATTTCAATATTCTAAAATAATCACTAGATCTACCTCCTCTACAATAAAGTACATCTTTAGAAGGTAATGATGATTCATCAATTTCATTATAATCTGAAAATGGTATTTCTGTCATATTCATACCATAATCAACTTGAACTTTCCAGTTATTATGAAAATAAAATCCTTCAACTTTTTCACCACCCAATCTAATGAATGCCATAAAATCACCATTTATTATGAATTAATATATGTTATGATAATAACTTATTTAAATAATTTGCTTTATTAGGATACCTCTTCTTAAACACAGAATGATTGATTAAAAACATTTCAACACTATCCGCAAAATCTTCAGCATAAGGAGCATTTTCATGTTCCCCTTGGCCAATATAATCATCAAAAGCCGGTTCAGTGATAAAATAATCTGCAGTTAGTTTTGAAAAATCACCATTGGGTAATTTTTTCCTTAAATCTTCATTAAGATTCCGAACATACAAATCAGAGTTAGACACATATTTATTAGTAAAATCAAAACAATGCGCCATTTCATGAGTTAAAGTTCCCCAGATTGTATTCTCATCATTAGGTTTTAAGATATTAATTATTTTTGGTTTATCTGGATGAACATAACCCATACTATTTCTAGAACTTTGATTACTTAAAACTATTTTTTCACAGTTTACTTTTAATTTTTTAGGTAACCTCTCATAAACTTCTAATGTCCGAATAAAAGATACATTTGTTCCAGTGCGTGATCTATAAAAAGTAACAAGAAGTTTTTTCTTATTTTCATCTGCGAATATCTTATACTCATAACATAATTCATCTTTCAAATAAGTTTCTGTAGGAAAATCAATATTACTATTTTCAGTGCATTCAACATAATAGGTTCTTTCAGAACCTTTCTTACCAATGAGTATATGACTCTTTTCAGATATTATCTTAAATTCGGCCCCTGCATCAATAACATTACCTGAATCAGATGAACTTACTTTAGTTGAATTGAATTTAACATTATTTTGAGTTGCATTATTCAAACATAATATCGGATCAGCATCACTATCAGGATAACCTGGTAAAATTCCATGTCTTATATATGCCATCACGGAGCATCTGCATAATGGATGGAAAGGTACCAAATCACCTGCATTCTCTATAAGATAAATCTTTGTTTCTGCTTCTCGACAAATAGCACATACATTATCATCACCCGCAGTTAAAATCTTAACCTCATGTACACCATAATTAGCATAAGACTGCAAACGACCTTGTGTCATTGCACGTGCTGATTCAGTACGAGCAATCATCATAGCTCTTTGACGAGCAGATAATGTTTTACCCGTTAATGAATGATTAGTAGCATCTAATATTCGCTTAGCTACTTCCGGCATTCCTTCACCAGCAGCAATACCTGCGAATATTTCTTCCCGTATATGGTTTTTCAAATCATCATTAACATTGCTGATTAATTCAAAGTTATATGATTGTAGAAAATGTAGACCATATTTTGTTGCATCGTTATAGTATCGGGTTCTTTTTATCTCATCAGCACCGATCTGTAATCCTGAATCATAGATACGTGATATGATTTCATCTGCTTTTAAACTGGTATCATGAACTATTTCTTTAATCTGTTCATCTATTTTAGCAAATGTATGGTCGTTGTATTGTTCGTTTTCATAGAAGATTCTTCGTGCTTCATCTGAATCTAACCAATCAATATAGAATTGAGTTTGATTATTAAATCCATCTATGATGCTGTTGAAGTATTTTATTTCGTCAACAGATAAATTAGAAGTATCGAATAATGCTTTATCAAACTCTATGATATCCATGAGAAGTTTGTTTGTGCATATTCTATGTTCACTTGCCGCAGTTGTCATTGGTAATCAGCCTTTAATCTTTCAATAGTTAATGCTTTGCGATAAGTTTGTAATTGTTTTTGAGCATCTGGTTCAGAGTTAAGTTCATTTAAACCATTATTACCTGCATAAGATAATGGTCTATCTCCCCAATCAACAGGGTCAAGACCATAACCTGCACGAATTTCATTAACAAATGTGGATCCATTTCTAAGTTGTTTATCTTCAATAGATGCTCGTTTTTCTTTGTCTTCCAAGTCCATCTCTGTGAATCCAAATAGTTCTTCAAACCCTGAACGGCCAAAGACTTTGTTGTGTGCACCTTCAAATAATTTCAACCAACCACTCAAGTTTGCTTTCACTGTTTCTTTTTGTGATTGACCAGTACCTCCTCCAAGATTACCTGACTCGATAATTCCTGCTTCTGCAGGAGTAACTCCATACATGGATAATGTAATATCCCTCACTAAGTGTTCCAAGTCAATGTATTGCATATCCTTATTACTAGTCTGTGTTTGTATATACTCAGCACCTTGAACAATCAGAACACCGTCAGGATTTTCCTTACGATCCTTTTCTAATCTTTCAATCTCACGCAATAAATCATCATATTCAATATTAAGATCATAATTCATCACAGCTCTAGGATTAATACCATTATTTTCAAAAACGCTGGTATTATATTTCAAACCATACAATTGTAAAGCAAGATATCTAGCTAGTGAATCAATGAGACTAGTTCCCCATTTTTCCCCTCGTATTCCCGGTTCATGGAAATGAATTATCTCATCATTTTCAAAACGAACATTATTATATTTCAAACCCCATTGGTCAGTTGTATAATCATACATCATCCATTCAAAAGGAATGAATTCTAATCCTTCAGGTATACCCTCAAATACTTCATTATAATGCACACGTGCAAAACCATCTCCAGTAACTAGGAAGCTATCTAACATACGTGTAATATATGTTTCAAAGAATTCCCCTGCATATATTCCCATAGGATTTTTCAGTAAATTATTTAAGTAGTTGACAGTTGATGGATGATTGAATGATTCGTCAGGATTAGTAACTTGATAACCCAGGGAGATAACTCTATTCTTTATGACTCTTCTGCAAACTCTTACCCATGGCATATCCCCTGCTTCAAAGTATGTTCCAATATTTAAGCCAATATCTTTTACTCTTGGTTGTAGTGCCCAAAGGTGACTTAATCTTAATTTGTCTGCTTCAGACCTTTTAGGTTCACGAATAGCTGGAAGATTCTTTATTCCTTTAACTATTCTATTGTTTTTCCAATTCATAATTTAATTCTCCGTGGTGCATGATAAATTTGTTTTTTAGCTGTTTTCATTGGTCCACAGATTCCACCACGCCACATATCTGGGCAGTGATCATCTTGTTTTAATGGTTTATCTTCTCCACGTTGTTGGGATTGTTTATCCCAACAGTAAGTTTGAGCTTGTTCAATACTGTTCTTACAGTTCACATGTATCTTGAATCTACGGGTAGCTATGAGGCTTTGTATTGTTGCAATATCTGCATTAACATCAGGAGTGTATGTTTTAACTTTCATCTTGATTCTTTTATCTTTTTCACAGGCGGTCTTTAGTGATGCTGCATCGTGAGGTAAATACAATGTATTATTACTATCAAGTTTATACTGGTTTTGTAAGGTCACAATATCATCCACTCTTTCATCATCAGATTGAGTAACTCCTTCAACTTCAGCATCATAATATGTTTCATCTAACAAGTAATATGAATTTCCTTCAACAACATCTCTCTTGATACCCATTACACCAAACGTGGTGACTGTGCTAACTCCATAGTCACAGCAAATATTAATATCATGAAGTTTAGGCCTATATCTGAAAGTGTTTTCAGATTCAACAAATTTATCATAAATAGCTCCTTCAGCAATAACCCATCTTCCAAGGATATATCTGTCATATTGAAGCTTGCTTGCACTGTATAATGATTTCAGATTATCAATATATCCTGGAGTTAAGTTCAGATTATCCTCAAGGGTGAAATGCCATACTTTAGCAATACCTTTCTTTCGTAATTCCGGATTATTGATGTATTGTTTGTAAATATAATGATAAGGACTGTCCGGATTCATTGTCAAGAATATCTGTGCCCCTGAAAGACTACACCTCGACATTGCCATTTTGATGGCTGATTCTGGTGCTGTGGCAGCTTCATCACCATACCATCCTGCAACAGTCATACCTTGTATTCTAGCAGTTGCTCCCTCATCATTGAATCCAACAATATAAGTTCTTTTATCTCCAATGTCCAAGTAACCATCATATTTATCATAGTCATAATATAATTTACCATGAACCATTTTGATTAGATCTTCAATAACATTCCGTTCAATAGTATCTCTTGTTTTACCTGTCAGGAGAAATTTATCATGGGGGCTGTTTGCTTGGAAGTTTAACCATCTGACATTAGCATTGGTTGTTTTACTTGACCTTACTGACCCATGCAGAATGTTCAGGAATACATCACTATTATCCAAAAAATCTAATGCTTTCTTACTGAATACACCATACTCAAAACTTTTAATGGGCTTTACATATTTCCCTCGATTTTTTGATGGCATCTGCTAATTCTCCAAACCCTTCATTAATATTAATTTCAATATTATCTTCTTCATGTTTGAAGTAATCATTATATATCTTATTAGCTTGAATAGAAATATTTGCAACATCTTTCCATTCAGTTTTCGAATTTGGATCCCTAGCATCTTGTTTAGCACGCCCAAAAATAGTTGGTAATTCACTAGCTACTTTAGCAACACCCTCCATATTATCTGCAATAGTTTGTGCAACAATACTCATAGTGTCTTCAGCAGCTTCAATTTTATCTGCTTGACTTTGAACGGCATTTTCCGTTTTATTTTTAAGTTCTTGTCTTTTATTCAGTTCAGCTTCAACTCTATCTTCTATTTTAATATTTTTTGATTTGTATCTATTTAAAGCGGCAAAAGAAATCTTTTCATTATATGTGTTTTCCAGCCAACGAGAAACACTTCTTCCAGATTCTCCACATGATAATCGTTTGATTATTTCATTATAATGTGGGCTGGATTCTACTTTATTTTTTCTTGCCATGTTCATGCACATCCAGTTAACTTTTTTTTGTAATGTAATGAAATAATTTTGAAACGTTTCACTGAAATGTTTCAGTGAAACATTAAATGTTTAGAGAATTTTTTTATGAAATTTTGTAAAAATTATTATAAAATAAGAGAGAATATTAAGAAGAGATTATGAATGTTTTTTTATATTATGTATAAAAATGTATAAGATTGAGAATTGTTATTATTTAAAAGAAATAAAATATAAAAAAAAACATTATTTTACTCGTTTTTCTCTTAATTAATATGTATCCCTCTTCAATAATATAAAGTGGAAAAATAGAAAAAAATAGGTTATAATTGAATAATGTTATCATAAAAACTAGTAATTATTAAACACTAAAATTTAAAACACGGGGTTTTTTATTTTCATAGTGAACAAAATACTATAATTTTATCATAAAAATTAAACATTATATTAATTTTAAAAAATTCACAACTACAAACTGAAACCCATCAATCAAAAACACTATCAACGCACCAATAAATGCTATGAACACTCCACTACGTATAGTAAATAATTGATTCTCATTATTAGCCTGTTCTTCCTGAATAGCCAACTGCCTTGTTTGAATTGCAATACTTTCATCCATCTTCTTAATTAACTTTTCCAATTGCTTATTCTGAAACTGATCACTTGCTTCCAATTTACTTATACGAGATTCCTGTTTACAATATTTATCATGCAAATCTCTTACTTGACTAACATCTTGGATCATTAACTATCCCTCCAGAATTAGAATAACTTCTTGAAATCCACCCTACAATTCCTCCTAAAGCTACTGCTGCCAATTCATTATTCCCCATATATGTACTTAAAATTCCTATAATTATTATTCCGACTATTGCCAATGTTGTGTTATTAAAAGTCATTTTTTCATCTCCTAAAAAAAAATTAATGAATGGGTGAAACAGGTATTTGAACCTGCATCCTATGGTCTGGAGCCATACATATTACCAGATTGATACTATCCACCCATATTTGGATTGTTGGTGGAGGGAATTGCACCCTCAACTTTTGAGTGGTTACTAATATTACAATAAAAAAAATAAGCTATTACCAACATTTATTATAAAATGTAAATCAAAAAGAAAAAAAAATAACGAAAAAAATATCCCAATTTTTATCCCCATCCTATTTTTTATTACAATCATTTTTTTCTTTTTCATGATTTACACTAATTCTAAACTGAGATACATGCCTCTTTTTTTTGAAGAAGATAAAACTATTTTTCCATAAATTCAACTGAAAGAATATTAATTAAACGTGTTTAAAATTCTTACCACAATTATGATTAACACTTTATTTTGGAGGAAACCCAAAAAAAACTGAATATTTTTTTACTAATGATTAATAGAGAGATAATAAAAAATTTATAATCTCATATTGGATAAATTATTTATTGAAGCTAAATAAACATGTATTTTTTTTTATTTGAATGTAGAAATTATAAGATTTAATAATTTAAAGGCGAATATATATTAAAATATGAACCGGAGTTTATAAATACTCTACTTAATTTATTTTTTAATTACTAATCCACATTTTTTACAAACATACTCATCATGCCACTCATCATAGTAAACCTTTTTGCAATCTTTTTTCAGTTTTTCACAAACAGGACACTCTATTTCTGCATGTTTCATGTTTTTAAAAAATGTATTAGCATCCAATAATATCCTCCCACATATAATTATGAAAAAAATTTTTTTTATTCCTCTTCAATAATATAAAGTGGAAAAATAGAAAAAAATAAATATTTTTATTTTATTAAAACTCATATAATATTTTTATTCATAAAGTCACACCTATACGTTTAGCTTCTCTACGAATACTAACCAACTCTTTATTAAAATTACTGTTCCGATGTTTAGATAAATAACTAGTACCTAACTTATTATTCTCATTACTAATTAACTCCCCATCATTAATTAATTTCCTACGTTTTTGTTGATACTTTGCTTTCTGCTCACGTACCGCCCAGGTCCTGCAAGCTTCCCTGCAATAACCTGTTTTATTCTCAAACTTAATAAATACTCTGCCACAGTATTTGCATTTGCTGATGTAGAATCTTGTTTGTGGATCATTTAATGTTTTCTTCAATAACATCCTATCATCTTTCTAAATTTTTAGATAGCAGGTTTTTCTTCACTTCAAAAACAAACATGTGAAAAGGTAAAAGTTTACCCTTATATTTCACATATTCATTAATTACTTGTGATTTTTTTAATGCTTCAGTTATAGTTTCTTGTTTTAATTCTTCACTTATGCATTCAAAATTGGAGACTGTTCTACTTAAACTAATGTATACTCTTTCATATAGATTAAAGTTATTGTTTTCCACATTCTCCACCACAACAAGAAACTGAATTTTCAGAAGTGTTGAATTTACCCTCTTCAATCATTTCAATCAACTCATTAAGAATACGAGTAACATTCATCAAAGTACTAAGATTAACACTATGAATTATAACATCATTATACTCCATGTCTCTCAAACTACCTGTGCATTCTTTATGAATAGTAAAAGATTGTTCTTCAAATTCCCTGCTTCTTGTTTTAATAAAATATAGTAATAATTTCTCATCAATCATGCATATTTATCCTCCATGTATTTTTTAACTTCTTTCATAAAAACTCCTGATTACAATATAACCTATCTTAATCATCAAAAAAATCAGTAAGACATAACACTAAACAACAACTAATAATTACACTTACACTAAAAACTACCCAACCATCCATCATACTATATTCTCCCCCCATTATCTCCAACTTGTTATTAACTCATACTCCTCAGGAGTTAACTTCTGTTTTAACCTTTCATCAAAACTTCTTACATCTCCAAGATTATTCTCATCCCAACAAGACTCAATCTTGGCAGTTAATTCATTAATTTCTTCCTTATTCATTTTCAATATCCTCCTATTTAATTTTGAAAGGTTGTAATGGTAGTGTTGGTCTTTCAAATATAATCTGAAACAAAACAGTATCCCCACATATATCTGGATAAATACTTTTTAACTCATGTTTCAACAAATCAACATGCCTATAACCTTCAAACCAAGCATGATTATGTTTCAAATCTTTAAATTTAACCTGTTCAACTCTCCGTACTACCCGAAGCAGACAAAAACCCGTCCCCTCAAACCAACATTCTACAAGGTCACCTTTTTTCAATCCTTTATCAGATTTTCTTATTGTAGACATTTTTTTCCTACTTCTTAAAGGTTCAAAGAAATACGGTTTAAACTTCAATGTTTTCATTTTTATCAACTTCCTTTTTACATATCTTTGCTTCTTTTTTATCATCATCCAACACTATATTATGTTCTTTTAGGTATGATTTTCCAAATAATTCTTCAGCATGTTTACATAACAGATAAGAATCAATTACTCCTTCAGCAGATATTATTCCTTCTTTTTCTAATTTTTCAAGTATATCATTACAACTCATTTTTGGATCTCCTTTTTATTCCTGACGGGTTGTCTTTGACTTGGTTCAGGAACATCACACCTCATATGTACCTTTTCAGCAAACTTAACAAACTCATCTGCAATTAAACTTATTCTAAACCACATCAACTGCCACCTTAATATAATATGTTCCTTATCTTCTTTCTTCATGATTCCACCTTTTCTAAAACAGTAAACCTACCATTACTACGACGCCTAACATGATCCTCACACCTGATACGATTTATAAATTTCTCTCTCCTATAACTAGTCAAACCATACTGCTCCTGCAACCTACAAACACCAACACTTAAATTCTCAAGATAATCTTTCCTGAATTTCTGATACTTTTCCTCATCCTTACTAACATCATAATCAGTTTCAACAATATTAAAAACTACTTTACCCATTATATCCTCACCAACACACAATATCTAATTTTTCAAAAACATTATAACCCAAATCAGTTAAACGTACCTCTTTTCTTCTTTTACTATCTGGATCAACATACTCCACTAAACCTTTATCAATCAAATCATACACTGCATGATAAGTTGAACTTGTACAATACTTCCCTTTCTTTTCTCCTAATTTACATATTTGAGAAATTTCTTTTTGTGCCAATTCCATGAATACTTTTTTTCGTAATCTTCCCAGTTTCACAAACTGAGCCAAAATTACCAAATCATCAGCCATACACACATCACCTTTTTGGCACTTCATTAAATGGTACGATTGTTAATCCTTGTTTTTTACAATGATTTAGCACTGATAAAAATGGGACATTTTTATTATTGCTAATATTTTTTAATTGATTTTCACCAACACTGCCTAATTTTGTATGAATGCGATTTACTATTATCATAACTTCATTTAATAATGTAGATTCTACATTTGATTGGTTTTTGTTTTGTTCTTTGATTAGTTCAACTTGTAGATCCATTAGTTTAGTTTGGTGCATTGTGATTTTTTTAAGTATTTCTTCTTCTTTTTGGCTTCTCATGTTTGCTGCTGTTTTGCATTGTTCTTCGATGAATTTGTCAAATTCATCTCCTAGTTTGTTTTTTGCTTGTTGATATATGTCATCTTGGATTTTGATTTTTATTTCCATTATTCCACCTTTTTATAACATTGTGATATTTTATCATTAATTAATAATTTTTTAAAATAATAATATAATAATATAATAATAATACTCGCAAAAATGTAATACACCTATGTATTACAAAATAACAAGTATCCCTATGAAAACTGTATTACAGTATTCGTAATACAGTAATACACTTCACCCCACTATACTCGCAAAAATGTATTACACCTGTGTATTACACAATATTTTTAAATGCTCAATAACACTTTTAAGAAAATCCTCCTTAGGCAAACCCTTCTCCTTAGCAACACTCATCAAACTATGCTTAGCAGTCTTATTAGACAACAACATAGTATAACTCCTCTCACCTTGAGAATTATACAAATATTCGGCATAATCCTTAGATTCCACATCCACCAAATCAGAAAGTAACTCTTTACATTCTTCAGATTCAGGATTCAATTTCACCCACATTTTTTGCAAATTCTCCAACTCCATTTCATCAGCAATCAAATCAATCTTCTTATTCTGAATCCTATCTTCCACATCCATAATTTTAATTCGCACCAATTCCTTTTCATCAGTAAATTGTTGAGCAGCCCAATCCAACATCTCCCCAGAAGTATACTTTGACTTATCAATCAAAACCTTAGTACTAGGCTTAACACGTGAACTAATAGGCACTTTAGGAACCCCACTCATAATCTCACTCTTCTTTTACATTCTCTTATATGTTTACACTCATGTTTACGGTAGTGAAAGTCTTCACAGCTACACCACCAACCATCAACATCATCATAATTCACAGTATTACTACCAGTACTGCCTGATGCTTTAAATTGTGCGAAAACTAATTCCACACAAACAGGATTATTGGAGGTTATGTTTTAGCCTCCTTCTCCTGTTTTTTAAACCATTCGAAAACTATTTTAGATTCATCTTTAGTTAAATCACCAGATTTTACCATCTTCATACGATTCTGATTAACCATTAAAGGAGTAATCTCAATTGTTTTATCCTTACTATGAATATACCCCATAACCTTCTGTACTGGATCACTATCAGAAACTTCTTTTTTAGATGTATTAGTTTCCTTTTTTACACCCGCATTATTAGTGTTTGAATCTACAATATCCTTCTCCATGATTAAAAACATGTTCATCAACAGATATCTCTTTAAATAAGTGATGTATGCTCCAGTAGACTGAATTTTATTAGTACCTCTGTTAATTGCTTCAAGTTCAGGGAACGGTACCCTGATACTAACCTCACCTTTCTCAGGATTCCAATCTTTTAACTTTAACACACCATGCTCAGTAAAACTAAACATGATGGTTGTTTCATATTTAATAGTTAAAGGTATGATTTTTTGAAGAAGATCCTCCAACTCAAAATAATCATACTTCTGAAACTTATTCTCCCCACTCTTACTAAATGAAGTATTCATTACTTCTTCCTGTATTCTAGCTAATTTTTCATAAATACTCATTGCACCAATATCATGACTTAAATCCTCAATCATCATCTTCACACTCCTTAGCTAGTTCTTCTAATTCAGCATCGATACGGTAATCATTATACTTGATTTCCATTAATTCCTCAAAATCTAAAATCATACTAACCCTCCGTTAGTGTAAGGACCCATAGGCCCTACTACAAGGAATGCAAAGAGGAATAATAATATTATCACCATTGCCCCTGCACCTAATATTAATTCAGCTTCATATTTCTCCCTGAAAGATTGTTTTGGATACAATCTTACAGGAGATGATTTACCTCCAAAAAAAGAAAGGAGTGAAAGGATTATGCGATACATGCTTCACCCCATTCTTCCCATTTCTGAGTTCTTCTTTCATATGGCACTCCATTAAAACAACGAAAGCTTTTATTTAAAAGTTTTAAACTTGCTTCCCCTATATAAGTCCAATTAAACAGTACAATGCTTGTAGTGTATCTTAAATGCTTAACACAAGCACCATAATTGTTTAATTCCCTTGTGAAAGCAATGCTTCCACATGGAGTGTCATATGCTGCTTTTGTACCAGCTCCAGGAATATCATAGATGTTGAAACATCCACCATATCCAAGACTAGTGAATATATTAGTGATTTCTTCACTAGTCACCATAATATTCATCTCCTGCACGAGCAAACTCTAACATTTCATCGTTAGTGAGTTCATAAACTTGGAAATATTCCTCGTTTAAACGGTTGTTTAATTCTTCCTGGGACTCATAATCCTCTGATAAGAGGAGTTCTTCAAAAGAATCAAAGCAAACTTCTTCCTCTGGAGGATTGGTTGTGTAGAGGGAGTTATTGTATTTGCAACTCATACGCCTACACTCCTGAATTTTTGGAGTTCTTCTTCATAGACTCTGTTTTGAGCCTGAAGTTTTTTCGCTTTTAAAAATACATGTTCAATTTCTTCTTGGGAAAGAACTCTCCCAAAAACTTCAATCTTATCCATTTTAACACTATCCTTTGGATTTTTAAGAAGAATTTTCTTCAGAACTGCCATTCTGAATTTTTCTTCCTCAAATAACTATTATACTTAATAGTATATAAATGTTACTTTTTAGGTTACTTTTAAAAAAGTAACTTATTTATAATATAACCTCCATACATATTACTAACTAAAGACAAAAAAGAAGGTATGATAATGTTTAAATATACTAGCAAAATTGGAGTTGCAAATCCTAAATCAAATTCATTAAGAGTAGGATTACCTAAAGAAATAGTACAATTATTAGATGTATCTTCTGGGGATACATTGGAGTGGGGAGTTGATGTTACTAATGATAAAGTTACCATCATAGCTTCAAAATCAAAATAA